ACCTCAAACAACACACCTCTATCAAAAACAGAGTTACCATAGGACTTATTTTTTTCTATTAATAAGTCTCTTATTTGATTACACTTTTTTCTTATTTTTTCTTGCATTTTTCTTTACTTTAGATTTGTTAGTCTTTTTCTTTCTTTCAATACCAAAATCTTTATGAATTTGATCTAAAACAGTTGGATCAGCCACAACAAGCTCATCAATACTTTGATATGTCTTAGTCTTTTTCTTAGGACTGATAGACTTACTTTTACTTTGTACTTTACCCTTAGAAATCTTTGAATTATTTCTAATTTTAACCCTCGTTTTAGAGATAGCTTTAGTACCTCTCTTATTATTCCCTTCATTTCTTTTTTTATTGTATTTGATTGTTTTTAAAGTTACGAATAATATTATTGCACAAATAACTCCTAAAAATACATTTACCATAATTTTAATTTTAATTAATAAACATCATGAGACATACATATAAAATCTATAATCTCAATTTTTTCTATCTTTATTTCTATATCGTTTGTAGACTTGTGTTTTAACTGAAGAGTTCTTATAAAGTAACTTGACTTCTGTAATTCCTCAGGCTCACTTTCTGTAACGCAGGTTGTGTGATTTGCTTTATTCCACTTCTTAGCTGGCTTTTCCACTCCTTTTACAAACCTTACAATCCTCCATTTGTAGTATACTTTTGCGTGATATATTTTTTTCTTCATATTACCAGTTAACATATTTTGACAACTTGTCGAAGTTTCTCTTTATCTCTTTCTTTTCTTTTATACACTTCTCAAGTTCATCTAATAGGCGTTTATTTTCATCTCTTAACGAGTCCATTTTGTCTATATACATTTTAGTTTCATTCTTTATAGACGACTCATCAACAGCTTGGGTTATACCATAATCATCAAAATATTTTTTAATAAGATTGTGTAAGCAAAGGTACTCCTTATCTACTCCTATTAAATAATCATGTTGACTACAATAGTGCATTATTGTAGCGTGATCTTTATTAAAAATAGAGCCTATAGCTTATAAAGCTACACAAAGCTATATTTGTATCCACAACATATCTTTTTCTAGTTTTTGCTGATTTTTTATCCACCCCCCTAACTTTGTAGGTATACTTTATTAATGATGATATTAATTTTTTATTTTCTACACTAATCCTCATCTTTTTAGTTTTTTATAAGTTCTTTTATTGATTCGTATATAGGGTATAGTATGTAAAAACTCATAACAACTATAAACGTAATCTCTATTGTTTTTGCAACGTAATACATTTTAAAACGATTCACTTGGTTCGACTGTAATATAATTACTTTCTGTATAATCTTGTGGATCAACAAACTTAGTATACTCTTTCTTAAATCTTAACGGCAAGGTTCCAGTTCCAATATTCCTACCCTTTGCGAATATTAAGTCCACTAACCCCTCTGTTGGGCTACCTGCATCATCAGTTAAGATGCCAT